TAGCAGAATCATCATATGATAATCCAATACCAGCACCAGCAGTTAGTAACGAAGCAACTCTATCGTCAATAGTCTCACTACCAATAGCAGCACCAGTAATAGAACCACTAGAGTCTATAACCTCTACACCACCAACGGATAGACCATTTTTAATATTAAAATTCTTTTCTCCAGCCATTATAATGTCCCTCCATCAATCTGAACATTTGCCAGAGTTTTAGATGTAGATGCATCTGAAAGATGCGTATCTACTAATGAGTTTGCGTAGTACTTAGCGGAACCTTCTGCAAGATTATCAGTAGTTAAATCTGATATTGCAGCTGCAACTATCTTACCTGATGAATTGATTACTTCGGTGGTTCCAACACTGACTCCGTATTCTACTACAAATTTGTTTTGTGTTGCCATTTTTTCGTGTGTCCTATTTGAAAAATTACTTTATCTACATACTATTTAGAAGATAGTGTTCTTCATAAAGTACGTTTTTTTACTAAACTTTTAATAAATTTCTACTTATTTTGAATGCAGTAGAGGATGCTGAAGCAGGAGTTACTCTTAGTCTAACATTTCCTGAATTTGTGTCAACCGACAAACTAAAAAGTGAATTGTTTGTATAGATATCCCCAAATTGAGAGAAGAAAGCATTAGTAGAATTGTGTATTACCATAACTTCTGTTGCATGGTAGTTAGTTCCTTGTGATGCTTGTATATGATACTTTGCACTTCTATAACTTAATAGTGGAAATGTATCTAAATTAACTTCCGTAGTTGCAGTTGTTGTTAAATTTTGGTCTGCGTCCATTCTCAAATTACTTAAAGAGAGTGGGCCTACTGCAGTTAACTGACCTGTTGCTTCTATATCACCAGCTTTAAAGTCTGCATATGCATAACCTGTTCCACTAATGTTTACTGTATTTCCTGGCTCGACTTCTAATCCATCAAAAAGTTTCCAAGTTGAATCACTTGCATCTCTGAAAAGACCTGTATATTCACTTGACCCGTCTGATAATCCATCATCATAGTTTCCATATACACCTATATCTAATAAATCACTTGTAGTGTTTCCACTTGCAAGTTCAAACATAGAATCAGTAACTGAAACTGTTGTTGAGTCGATTGTTAAACTACTTCCTTGAACCGTAAAGTTACCAGTGACTGTTAAGTCACCATCTACGGTACTGTTGTCTAAGGATTGAAACCCTAAATCTGTAAAGAACTTAGTTTTAGTTGCCATAATACTATTTATACAAAAAGAAAGGGGGACTTAATGTCCCCCTTAAAGATTTTTTTAAAATCCGTTCTAAGCGTCTACTGTAGTCCTATCGAACTTAATAACTGTAGATGATGTACTTTCGGGTGTAACTAATAATCTTAGGTTATCCCCTGAAATATCAGCATCAAATGAAGCCAGGTTACTAGATTTTAAAGTACCATATTGAGTTAACGTAACTGCAGAACCATCATGAACCACAACAACTTCAGTAGAGTGGAAATCACTTCCACTAGACATTGCAACTATGTATCTTGCAGCCCTATACGTTGCGTGAGCAAATGTATCGAGTGCAACTTCTGTAGTTGCAGTTGTTGTTGTATCATTGGACACTCTGTCAGCAGATTGAATTTTCTTTGTAGTAGTGATTTCATCATTTGCTACATCAAATTGGATTCCACGAATTAACTCAGCAATTTTAAATGCATTTGTTTTTGCCATGTTTTACTCCTATTGTAATCTGATTTGGAATGTCTTTAATGTTGTATTTGTATTAGAAGGTGTTACTAACAATCTCATATTTCCACTATCTATATCCGAAGATAAAGCAAATAATGAAGAACTTGAGAATGCATCACCATACTGTACAAAGTATGCATTAGTGCCATCGTTAATTAATAATACTTCAGCCGCATGTGTACCAGCAGTAGCGTGAGATGCCATTATGACATATTTCACAGCTTTATTGCCGACAGCATTAGAACTCAATACTTGGTCTGCTGTAGTAGCAGTTAGTGCAGAAGTTGTAAAGAACCCCTGAACTAAATTTGATATTGAAGTCTGAGCGACTATCTCTAGTACATCTCCTGAAACTGCAGTTGCCTGTAGTGTTATTGTAGAAGTGTTTGTTCTTGCATAGTCGTCTCCGACAACAAGTTTAACACCATTTAGGTATACCTGTTCTAATCCAAGTGTGTACGATAAGGATGCTCCATTATCGTCACTACCTGAAAAAGCAGTAGTATTACCTGTAACACTATAAGTAAATGTAGTAACACCAGTTGAAGGTGCATCAGTGAAACCTATGGTTCCACTTCCGTCTGTGGATAATAATTGTCCACTTGTACCATCACTAGTTGGAAATGTAACTGCATCATTTATGGTTAGTGTAGAAGGGTTTGACCCGACTTCTACTACAGCAGCAGACCCATCATTCTTTTCAGTGTAAAACCTACCGTGGTAAGTATTTACAGCAAGCTCCCCTAGTGATAAATCACTAGTCGCAGGAACTTGATTTTGAGTAGAACTTCTTTTAAATTGGATTACTGTTGCCATTTTACTCTCCTATTGAATTGGTTAATCGGACTATTAATTAAAATGTTCCACCGTCAATAGCAGTAACTGCTACAGCACCTGAAGTAACTGTAAAGTTATCTGAAGCAAAACTTGCAATACCTTTTACTGAAGTAGTAGCATCTTTAATAGATACAGCACCTGAAGATACGTCAAATATTGCAGAAGCAAAACTTGCGATACCTTTATTAGATGTTGTAGCGTCTTCTGCAGACAATGTGATTGCACCGTCAGCATTAGTTACGTCAAGACCTTCACCTGCAGTTAAAGTTGCAAGTTCCATATCTCCGTTAGTACCGTTTCCAATCATCAACTGACCAGCAGTTGGAGCAGAACCGTCTATAGATGTTATTGAACCACTTAAAGCAAGACCAGCACCTGATAAGTTACCAGCAGTTGATAGACTTCCTACTGTTAATGCACCAAATTCTGCATCACCAACACTTCCACTGAAGACTGAAGATGTATCTGTCGCATCTTGGATAAATTTGAATTTACCATCAGAGTCGTCCATACCAAAGAAACCAACTTTTGCAGCTGAACCATTGTGCCAGTTGAATTTGATACCTCTGTCTAAGTTATCGTCTGAAGTTCCTTCACCGATTTCAAATACAGGGTCATCAATTTCTACTGTTGTAGAGTTAACTGTTGTTGTTGTTCCGTTTACTGTCAAGTTTCCTGAAACTGTTAAGTTTCCTGTTGCAGCTATGTTTGTAGATGTGATGTCATCAGATGTAAGTGTTCCATCAACGTCTAAGTTGTTGAAAGTTACGTTATCTGTTGTACCTACTGCCTGACCAATAGCGAAAGTTGCCGCTTGTCCTGAAACAGAAGTTGTTACACCAGTTCCACCAGTAAATGTGATTGACTGTGAGTCTAAGTCGACTGCACCAGTTCCTGAATCACCAGCAAGGTCTAAGTCCTGTGCTGTTACTTGTGAATCTACATATGCTTTTACAGATTGCTGAGAAGGAACTTTAACTGCAGAGTCTGAAGCCATATTGTCTTCGTCTACTAAGAAGTCGATTTTTCCTACTGTTACATTACTGTCTGCAATCATTGCTGTTTCTACAGCGTCGTTTGCGATTGTTACAGCACCACTAGATGCCATAGTAACGTCACCACTCATTGATACGTTGTCAAAAGAATTACTTCCGTCATGAACAAGTAGTTGTCCACCTGTTGGAGAAGAGATATCTGAATCCGTTGCACCTGCTAGTGTTGATGTTGTTGATAAGAATGATAAGTTTCCACTACCGTCTGTACCAATTACTTGGTTAGCAGAACCGTCTGCAGTTGGAAGTACGAATGTTGTTGAAGCACCTAATGTATCAGCAGCTTTCAATGCAACGAAGTTTGTTCCGTTGTCTGAATCTTCTAATAATTGTACACTTGCACCAGCAGTTGAACCATTACCAACCTTAAGGTTAGCTGGAGTTGCTTTTGCACCGTCCAAGATGTCCGTGTAGTATTTACCACCGACTTCGTGAATAGCTGCAGCTCCTAATGAGTCTACTGATTCTATGTATAACTTAGCACTTGCACCGTCATTCGACCTATCCTGAACGTACGCCAATTCACCTTCTGATAAATCAGATACTGCAGGAGCAGCGGAACCCGTACTTCTTTTAATTTGAATTACTGTTGCCATTTTTTATTTTCCTATAAAAAAGTTATGTTATTTTAAATGACCCGTCACTATCTGGGCCGTGATTTCATAATATATTTCTGTCCACTCACAATGTGGGTCGTTGTCTCAATGTCGACAACCTTGATTTGTATTAGTATTTAGACAATTAAAATGTTCCACCATCTATAGAAGTGGTAGTTGTCCATTTATCAGAAGAGGCATCATATGAAAGAAGTCCGTCATCTGTTTCTGTTGCATTTACATCTGCAAGTTCGTTTAAATTTTTAGTTGATATATCTGTAGTAGTAGATGCATTTCCTATCGCAACCTGTTTTGCACGAAGGTTGCCTTGTCCTTGTATTCGTCCACCGATAGTTGCAACTCTACTTAATGTTCCTTTTATGTTGCTCATCTTGTCACTCCTGGCGTCACAATTGCCTGACCTTCAACAACTCTAGTTTTGTTTCCTCCACCACTGGTGACTGTCATATCATAGACATATCTACCAGCTTCTAATGCTGTTGTTTGTGTGTCTGTTAATGCCATGGTAACTTGCCCACTTGATTCTTGTACGGTGCATGTGAATGTTCCACTTGCAGTTGAAGAAGAATATGTTTTTCTTATTTGTGCAGCTGCAGAGTATCCTGACATGTTTAATACATCACCTGAAGAGTCTGTAACATCTACAGTGATTGAAAAGTCAGCACCTTGGTCGATAAATATGTTTGCAAGTATAGCCATATATACTATTTATACCTTTTTAAGTCTTGTTAAACTGGCCAGTAGGAACTGACTGGTGAATTTTCTCTACAGTTCCACTATCATTGACATATATCTCATCAACCTTTTCAACACTTCCATTATTGTTTCTGAATACACCTTTAACTTTTGCAATCGGGCCAACTGTTCTAGTTGTTGTATATGGTTGTTGGAACGTATACGATTGTTGGTATGAGTATGGCGCCTGATAAGGTTGTCTTGTAGTACTAGGTTGTCTAGCATTAGCAATATATGGAATCGTATATGTAAACGGATGACGGTAAATAGAAGGTTGTCTATTTTGATATATTACTGGTGTCCTTGCAGGAGTTGGAGTCGTATATGTCGCTGGATGTTGATATGTAAACGGTGTTCTACCTTGTGTAGCATATGTACTAGGTGACCTATTCTGATAAGTGAATGGACTTTGTGCATTTGCTTCATATGTAGCAGGTTGTTGTGCATTCGCAGTATATGGATAGGGTTGTTGATGGTCATAGTTTACTATAGATTGTCCATTCGCAATATACGGATAAGGTCTTTGTGCAGATGCAATAGGTCTTGTTGCTGGAGTTTGTCCAGCAAATGGATATGATACCGTTCCTTGATTTATAAATGGGTAGGGAGTTTGTGCATTCGCAGTATATGGGTAAGGCCTTTGTGCAGTTGCAATAGGTCTTGTTGCTGGAGTTTGCATATTAGCAGGATATGGAACCTGAGCAATAGCAGGGCCTCTAGCAGAGTATTGTGCATTTGCAATAAAAGGTACTTGATATTGTGCATTATTTTGTGCATTTGCAATAATGGGTACTTGATATTGTGCATTATTTTGTACATTTACCTGTCTTATTGCAGGAGCCTGATGAGAGTAAAATCTTGTTGCAGTATACTGAACATTGACTGGAGTTCTTGCAGGAGTTATGTAAGGTTGTTGTGTTTGTCCTATTGCCATTAGTACATCTCCACTTTTTGTGTTCCATACGCACTAGCAACATAATAACCTGCACCAAATACACTCACTGACCAATACCAAGTATGGTCAGCTGGAGAACCAGTAGAAGTTCCTTGTGAAGTACTCAATGTAGAGGTCTGTTCATTTGGTCGTCCAATATTGGTAGTACATTTCATATATTGAATGTCAACTCCTACATTACCTGTTGGGCCTCCACCACTCTCATCTGTCAAATCATAGTAAGTACCACTTGGTGTTCCCTTATACACATGTCCAATATAGACTGTACCAGTTGGATTAGTGCCTGGTGTAAAGATACTGTAATGTACACCTGAATTTAATGCCCATGGTATATTTGGATTTTGAGGCCAACCATTATTTCCACTATCTGATGGATTACCATTAGCACCCAATGGTCTACTCCCAACTGGTGCAAAAGGAGAACCGTTTCCTTTAAATCCGTTTAGAGATGAATTGTACCCATAGCCAGGATTTACAGTATCAACTCTAGAGAAAAACGGCCCTAATACAATTGGGTCGGGATAGGTATATTCAACAGGTCTTCTTGCACCAACACTAGAAGGTTGTTGTGCAGTACTTGGGTGTTGATAAGGTTGTGCTACAATAACAGGTGTATTATACGGCTGTGAAACAGTCGTTGGATGCTGATACGGTGCAGGTTGTTGATGCTGATATGTCGTTGGATGCTGATACGGTGCAGGTTGTTGATGTTGATATGTCGTTGGATGTCTATATGTAACCTGATAATTTCCAGTAACCTGATGGGTATATGTTGAAGGAACCCTATATGATTGTTGGAATGAGTAAGGTTCACTCCCCTGTCTTTGATATGTAGAAGGTTGACGACCAGTATCATTGAATTCATAAGGTTGTTGACCTTGTCCAGTATATGGGTTCTGATAACTTTGTTGAAAACTATATGGTTCTTGACCCTGTCTTGCATATGTAAATGGCTGTCTCGTTGTTGCAATAACAGGAGAAGTTCCCTGTCTCTGATATGTGAAAGGGTTTCTTGTATTTGCCTGATATATGGAAGGTTGTCTAGCATTCGCAATATATGGAGATTGTGCATTCGCAATATAAGGATAAGGTTGTTGTGCAGACGCTTGGTAAGTATAGTTTCTTACTGTTTGAACTATAGATGGTACTTGTCTGTTTGCATTATAAGGTGTCTGAGCGTTACTAGGTTGTCTAGCATCTGCAGGTTGTCTGTTCTGATAGGTAAACGGTGTTTGTACATTGACAGGTCTTCTAGCAATATACTGCGCCTGTGCAATAGGTGTAGTACCTTGTGCAACCCCTTGTCCTTGGTAAGGTTGTTGGAACGAAGTTCCTATATTTACATAAATTTCATCAGACATATCATATCACAAACCATAAGTGTCCAGTAGACGTACCACCCACTTGAGTAGGTGCAGAACTAACGGTCTCATAGTCTAACTGAACAGAATTACTATTAATCGTTATTCCATCACTTGTATTTAGGTCGATTGTAATTGTTCCATCTAGGGGGTCATCAGCACCACCATTTGCATTATCAACATATGTTTTTACAAGACCTGATGAAGATGCAACATCTATAATTGCATTCATTCTGTCATCTGAAAAATACTTATTATTGGAACCTTCTGAAACATTGTCTGTAGTATTACTTGGGTCTACAGGTTCCCAATATCCTGCACTAGCATCCCATGCAAGTATTTGACCTGCAGTTGGGTTTGTAGTGTAATTAATATCACTTAAATCATCTGCAGTGTTATTTGCAAGGTTGTCTTCTGTTGCAGATAATCTTAACTCATCACCAACTTTACTTACGGTAATGTTAGTATGATTAGAGTGATTTAATATAGTGTCTGTTCGTGTTGATACTCTTGCATCAGTAAAGTATTTGTTACTGCCTTCTGATAAATCATCAGTATCTTTAGTTGCAAGTCTTGTATCAAAAGCAGAGTTTACTCTTGTATCAGTATAATACAAATTAGACCCTTCTGTCAAGTCTCCTGTATTATGATTTGATATATCTGAAACTGTACCAGTGACATCACCAGTTAAGTCTCCTGCAAAGTTTGTACTTGCAGTAATTAATGTACCAGTAATTGCAGCTGCAGTTGAACTACCGATTACTGTACCGTCTATATTACCACCATTAATGTCCACTGTAGTCAATGTGGAGGTGCCTGTTGCATTCAAATCTGTTGAGTATAGAGTTGACCACCTTTTACTACTAGACCCTAAGGCACGAGTATTATTCGTATCTGATATTATATCAGAATCTACTGAACCTGTCAAGCTAATCGTATCACCACTGGCATTACCTAAATCAACATTACCATTAACTGTTAAGTTTGCAGTGGTAGATAAATTACCTGTAAACGTACCTGTTGTACCTGAAACTGCAGAAGAGAATGTACCTGTTGTACCTGAAACTGCAGAAGAGAATGTACCTGTTGTACCTGCAACATCTCCTGAAGAAGTAAGTGAACCAACTGCAACATTACCACTGAATGAACCAGTTGTTGCACTCGTTATTGCACCACTATTAATAGACATAGTTCCGTCTGTAAGTGTTGGTGCAGTCAATGTTTTACCACTTGCAAGTGTTACATTATCTTGGTGATATACATTTCCATCAAATTCAATCTTTGCACTTGTTGAAAGTGTAGTTGTCGCATTGATAGAAGTTTCATTAAATATGATACCACTATCGTTGTTATTGTAAATTACATTTTCTGAAGTTTGGTTAAAGAATCCTGTTGCAACACCTGAATCTGCAACTCCTAAATATGAACCAGTGTATGAATATACAGTAATCTTATCACCTGCAGTTGCACCACTAGTAAGTGTAATCTGACTATAAGTGTTAGCACTCAATACACCAAATCCACCGATAGTATAGTCATCATCTTTTAATTGGTGGTCTCTTTGTATATAAACCTGTAATCTGTCTTTTTTATATTCTAATTCATTTCCATTAATATCTAAACCCGAGAATACTTGTTGACCCGAAGTTGCAATGAATATAAATTCTTGGAAGAAGAATGATTTATCCTCAATACTATTAACTGCATCTACAAGAGTTCCTTGACTAGTAGTTCTAAGCCCACTTACATCGCCAACGTCTGTAGAAACCTGATTAAAGGTTTCTCTGAAGTTCTCTAAAGTACTGAATTGGTCTACTTGTTTAGCCATTTATCTTTTCCACTAGTTGATTAAGCATGTCTTTTATATCTCTCATGTCATCCTTAATATTATTTATTTCATCTACCTGTTTTTTATAGTTATCTTTTCTAAGTTTATGTAATCTCCAAGCACTAACATCAGTACTTACTATTGCAGAAGATTCGGAATCCCTTAATAGAGATGTATGTCCTTCTACTTTATAGTACTCTGACATTATGCAAGTCCTAAACATCTTAATGCAGATACCATAGGAACCACTGAACTATTAGAACCTTTACCTACAATCTTAATCGCAAATGCACTGAACTCGGGTAGGTCGTCTATAGTCCATTCATACTCTTTAAAGTTTCTTGCATCTGCCTCTGTTGTTGTATCGGGTGTTCCATAGTCATTAAAGTACTCCCAATTTAAATCGTCAAAAGGTGTAGATTCATCATTTTTAAGAATCTTATATAACACTTGAACATTTGTTGTTGGTGGTCTAAACACATCTGCAATAACTTTAAGTGTTGATGCAGGAGTTTTTAGATTTACCTTTCTAGTGCAATATACCATTGCGTTGTTATCTCCATCAGGTTCTGTTGATGCAGTATAAACTGTTCCTGTAGGTACATCTGCATTGGAATCTATGTTGTTGATTCTATTTCCTATACCTATCGCACCTATTGTACCCACATCTATAACTGGAGATACATTTGAGTTAACTGATTGTAACTGAAGTGTGCATGTGAATGATTTCTCTGATGACATCTCATTAGTTTCATTAATAGGAGATGCAATAACACTAGGAGAATCAAAGAACACATTATCATTTAGTGTTACAAATTTACTTGTATTGTTCTTAGTATATGCAGTACCATTACTATATCCTTCAGGTGAATTCATAGGTGTTGTTAATACACTTGCACTAATTCTAGTTAAAGCATAGTTTAAACTTGGAATGAGTGTGTGAATTGCATCAAAGTAATAGTTTCTTGTTGATGTTGCATTTTCTCCACCACCGACTGTTGAGTCATTTGATGAGTATGTTGTTTTAACATCAAAACTAGATAGGTCGGGTAATACTGTAAAGGAGTCTATTCCTATGTTTGCAATAGAAGTGAATGAAGAATTCAATGAAGATACTGGAATACCACCTAATGTTTCTCCAGTTGTATCAACATCTATTGTCAAGTCTGCAGTTCCACCGTCAAAGTTTACTGCACTCAATGTATCAGTTGTTGCATATCCATAGCCTGGGTCGGTAATGAATACTGTAGTTATTGCATTATCAACAACTGTAAATTCTGCAGTTGCACCTGCACCTGTACCGCCAGTTAAGGATACATTAAATGTTCCATTGTTAGGTGTCCCACTTACTGAAGGTGTTGCAACGGTTAATACGCAATCTTCTTTATCACCTCTAATACCTGAAAGTGTTACATTTGAGTTTGTCGTATACATACCATGCATGTAGTTATAAACTTTAACATACTGTTGTCCACTGAATGTTTCTAATGCATTACTTTGTAATTTAGAAGTGGTCAAAGGAGAATTCTCAAATTTTAACACTGGTGTTTTTGAAGTGTCAAATTGAGCAGTCTTCATGTGGAATTTCAAGTCATCTTCTTGTGTTGCAGTCCATGTGGATGCATTTTGTGATAAGAATAATGAACCAGCATACGGTTGACCTGCAATTGTCTGATTTGTTGCAAGGTCTTTCTCACCCATTCTTGAAATAAATGTTGTAAATTCATTTGAATTGGAGTATACTACGAATGAATATTCATGGTCTTCTTCTAAGAATACTGGAGATTCAAATGTAAATGTTGTTGCAACTGAACCATCAGAAGATGTATTGACATTCGCTGGATTTATTGTTACAGTAGAGAATGGTATAACATTCTGGCCTGGATATCCATTTATCATATTTCTAATTTCAACAGAAACTGGTAGTGTTGAGTCTTTCTTCTCAAAGAATAAGTCTATAGATGTTACAAACATACCACCTGACCTATCAACCAAGAATGATTGTGCAAGTGGGTCTCCCCAACCTCTGTCTAGTGGGAAATCGAAGAATCTTCTATCCTCAACCACTCTAAAGTCCATATTCCTAGTAGTAGGTATTAACATTGGAGGTGCAATAAATGGTGGTGGCTCAGGTAGTGGGGGTAATTGTGGTGGTGCAATTACTCTTGAAAATGGAGGTGGTACTTCAATTGGTACAGGGTCTTGTATAATATCGGGTATTACTGGTAACTCTGCAACAGGTGGTATTGGTGGTGCAGTCTCATCAAATACTTGTGCATTTATTCTCTCACCAGCCCTAGTTATTTGTCTAGAACCAGTACTCCTTTCTGTAATTACTCTACCATTTCTTGTAGATGTAATCTCTGTTTGGTTAGATTGTAGTAGTCCTTGTGCCTGATATATTCCACTTGCCTGTGAGCCTGGGTTATTCAAGTCATAAAAACTAGACGTTAATCTAAGTTCTCTTTGTCCTGTAGGGAAACTTTGTTTACTTGTGTTTGGTAACTCAAAGAAACCTCTTAGTCTACCATTACCATCTGACTTAAGTCCTGAAGTAACTGTTGTTCCACCGTCTTGTGAATACGTTGCATTTAAAGGTCTTACATATTCATCTACTCTGATTCCATCAAAGAAGAAGTAATGGTTTGAATTTGGTTTTAAATTAGTTGCATCTAACTCAATAGTTCTAGACCTCATGAAAGGTACTATTGTTATACTTACAACTCTATCGTTTCTTGTTTCTACGAAGTCTTCAACAACACTTGTTGTAACACCTGTTCTTGTTTGAGTCTCAACTGTTTCTGTAATTTCTCTTGATACTTGTAAACCAGCAACCCATTCTCCACCTTGTGCTGGGTCTCCACTCCAAGAACCATTAGAAGTGGCCTGCACTTCTGTTGATACTGTATTAGGTTCACCAACCCATGTTGTTTGCCATGAGTTCCAAACCGTTCCTAGTGAGTTTGTATTTTCAGAAAGAACTGCATCATAGTTTCCTTCTCTGTTCATTCTTACTTCGGGTAATTGTTCTGTATCATTCCATATATCAGTTTCGGGTGATAACTTAACTGTACCAAAGAAATTGAATACATGGTATGGGTTAACATTAATAGTTCTTGATGCCTTATCTTGATTTACATATGTTTGAGAACTATAAGGTAGAGTAATTAAATCTCCAGTCTTCTGATAATTAGAAGATATAGCAGTATTAAAGTCTATGTCAAAGAATTGTGAATAAGATTGTGGTCTCATTGCACCAAGTTTTGTATCTACACTTATCTGATAATCGGGATGATTCACATCTCCAACTCTATGTCCTCTGAAGTTGTCTACTAAGAACCCTGACTTAAATCTATCGAATCCATCAGCATCTAAAATTTGTTTAGACTGTGTGTCTCTTTCTAGTAGAGACAATGCAGTGATTCTTTCTAGGTTTGTAACACGATTATTAATCTTACCAATATCCTTCATGGTAAATCTACGGTGGTCTTGTGTTCTAACTCTTACGTTTTTTAAACTTTTAGTATATGCAGGTATCTGTACTTCGAATAATTCTATTGCATCATCAACAGCCTTAGGTTTAGTCGGTGATAGTGAAGGAATACCAGCAGATGTTTGGAATGAACCCGACTTATGTAAGAATACTTTGTCTATTCTTCCAACGTAGAATGCAATGTCCCCAACAACACTTGAACCTGTTACTGGTGTGTCGTTTGAACTTGCACCTGTACTTGAAATTCCAGTTCTTGATTGACTGAAATCTCTACCAGTGTCATATCCAAACGGTGCATAAACAGAACCCTCTGTAGAATTTGATAAGTTTACTGGGTTAGTTGGGTCTTGAGTGTTTGTTGTTCCAAATGTTGATGTACCAATAATTTGTCCTACGACTGGTCTAAAGTCAACACAATCTGAAAGTTCAAATGTTCCATCAGGTTCTAAACCACCTAAGTCTACTCTACTTGGTGAGAACACTGGAATTTCGTCATATGGTACTGATGCATATGATTCAACGTCAAAGAAATCTCCACCATCTGAAGTGAAGTAGTCAAATACAACTAGTATTTTTCCTGACGGGGTTGGTTCTCCAACCTTTCTTGTAATTTTTGCAAGGTCATAATATCCATCTCTCTGACCATTATCAAAGAAGAATCTAGACTTGATATCGGGTGAACCTTGTGATACACTAGTAATTGTTGCGACTGCAAGTGAAGTCTGACCGACAATACTTTCACCTTCTATAAATGTTCCTGATACCATTCTATAATATGAAGTTGCAAGTGAGCCACTATATGTAATCATAACAGCACGAGCATCTGAAGTTTGACCTATGATTGTTTCGTATACTTGGAATGTTCCACTGTCTACTGAAAAATATGATGAAGGTGGTAGAGGTGTTGTTCCTCCTACTCCTTCATATATTGCATGAATTTTATGAACGTCTGCAACACCTAAAGTAATTTCTTTATCATCATATGCAGTACCATAGAAACCACCAGCACTTCTTGCACTTTCAACACCAAGTAATCTTGATTTTCTTAATGTCTTATTTCTAGAATCAGGATTAGTTCTATTTACTGTAAATGTAATTTTAAGTTTTGCACCATTATTATTTGGTATACTTTTAGTAAGAGTTTGTCCTGTCCCACCATCTGTTGAAGGGTCTCCTGAAAAATCTTCTATATTAAGTAGGTCACCTAAATCATATGCATTTGCATCTGAAGATTCATCAACAACTGCAATCGTAAAGTTATCTGTATTGACTGCACCGAATGTTGCATTTGAACCAGTACTAATAGTGAAAGAACCACCTGATACATCAACAACTTGTTGTCTTCTTACCTGAATAGAATCACATGAATGTGTTTTTACCCAGTCTCTTGGCCATGCAAAGATAGATGCAGTTTGGTCTTGGTCATATAGTTGTGTTCGTCTTCTTGTTACATTACCAGTGTATGAATTTCCAGCATTTCCTGTAAGTGTAAGAGTCGTGTCATCTGTAACACTTGCAACTACTAACTCAAATGATGCAACATCATTAGCAGGGTTTACTATTATGTCACCTTCTTTTAATTCAGTTGTAAATGAAGTTGCAAAACCAGTAACAGTTGTAGAACCATCTGTATATGTAACTGTACCGATTAGAGTTCTAGATGCATCTACTACAGTGTTTGCAGTAAATGTAGTTGAACCTGAATCTTGTGGGTCTTGTGAAACTCCTCTAACACGGTCAATGTTATAGTTTCGAACTGCAGTAACTGTTGTTGTTCCACTAGTTGTACCGTTAGTTGTGATTGCATCATTAACTACGAATGTACCTACTACGTCATGAACAAATAACTGACCAGTTGTAGTATATGAAACAATACCAGTTGCACCTGAAGTACCACCAATTACTTGGTCTCCTTCCGTAAAGGTTCCAGCCAAAGTTCCACTTATTTTTGTTAACATCTTGATATCAAATAGATACAAGTTCCATTGTGATGAAGCGTTATACTCTTGTGAAGATGCAGAACCACTTTGTAAATCTATGTTTCTTAATCTTGCAAAACCAATCTTTCCACTTGAAGGTTCTGTTCCACTACTTGATATTGTAGTATCCCAAAGAGTAACTTCTTTAAATGGTGTGACTGTTGCATCTCCAGTTTCATTACCAAATTCGGGTAATGAATGGACATTAGTAATTCTTAATTTATTACCAATCCTTACTGGGGTGTTTGTGTTGTTCAAAGATACTGTAGACCTTGCCTTACTGAATGATATTGGTGTTGTACCAATCTTATCGATTTCATATCCTTTAACGTATCCTTTACCAGGCGATACCTGCATGATGAACTTATCGTCATCACCACCATTAGCAGAAGTATAATAACCTCTGTTTGTAGTGTCGTCCAAATGTTCTCTTAAACTATGTGTGAATTGTCTAACAACAAAGTCTCCATTAGCATCAAATGTTCTTCGTGCCATAGAGTTTTCAATCTCATTGTATATTGGTCTTGTTATCTTAAGTTCTATTATACCCTGATTAACTCTGACAAGTTCTATAAAGTCTACATCATCTGTAGTATCAAGTGTGTACTTAGATAGTACAAAATCTAACTTAAGTCTATCAGCACCAGCTGCATTTTCATTTGTTGTACCTGAAGAGTTATCTAAAAGACTTGTATCATCTGCAGAGGATACTAGGTCTTCTGCAATTGTTAGACCAACTCTGTATGTTGGTTTACCTGAATACTTTTCAAGTATGAGTTCTTGTTTGTCAACTTTACAAAAGAATCCTCTTGCAAAAACTATACCTTCTGATATACTTGCAATAGAAGAACGACCAACTGGACTATCTGTTTTTGGTTTTACTGTGAACTCATTATTATTAGCACTGTTTACAGTAACTGTTCCATCTTCACCCAATGTACACTCTTGTAGTTCTTCACCTGAATAGAATACTACAGAGTTACTTGCATCAGTTCCTTGTGAATGAAATTTAACAAATAATGTTATAGGGTCATCTGTAGTTTCTGCAGCTGAAGAGAAAACTTTACCGACAACACCTGATGATTTACCTCTTAGGAATTTATCATGAAAAGTTTTTCTATATTCTTCTGTATTTGCATCTCCACCAGCGTTCGGGTTTGCAGAGTTTACTTTTACATAGAATACTTCTAAATCTATATCTGATTCTGCACCAGTAACTAAAGACCCCTCCTCAAACATATGAGAACCAAATCTTTCAATTTGATTTTGTAATATGGATTGGGTTTGAGTTATTTCTCTAGACTGTAGTGGACGACCTGCTCTGAACAGAACTTTATTGAATTTCTTATCTTCCGAAAAGTCATCATAATACGGTGCTATATTTAAATCAGTTTTTTCTGGCATATTCCTTAACCTGTTGTGGGGACATTAAGTCCCCGATAATTACATTTCTATAATTAATTTAATATCTTCGATTTGGTCTGCAGCCCTAGTTACAGCACCCCTGTTTTCAACATACAGGATGTTACCTGTAAATCTTTCTACTTCAGGGAAATTAGCATCTAGTGAATCTGCATTACCGATTGTTGTACCACCTTTGTAAACAGTATCATCTTGTGCAAAGTTTACATATCCACCTTCACTATTTACAATAGGTTGATGTGATACCACTGAACCATTAATTGATATGATTCTTGACACTGCCACTCCAGCACCATCTGATGATGCATTACGAATAATATCATCTACTGATAGTCCTGAAACACTTGATAATGTCATCTTATTATATGCACCAAGTGTTGTTGCAGTTGCAACTGTTGTTGTTCCTGCAGTGAATGGGTCTTGTAGTAACCCTATTCTTCTGAAATCGTTATCTGTTGGGAAGTCACCCGAACCTTCGTTAAACTCAAATCTTGAGTTTACAATTATATAGTTTCCACCTAGTTCTTCAACTGGGTCTGCACCATGTCCGTTCATAGGTGATATAATTGGTGTTAATACTGCACTTGAACCACTTCCGATTCCTGATATACCTGCAACATCAATAGATGCACGTTTATAACCTGAACCATATGCAGATGTAGTAACTGAAACAGATGTGACACCACCGCCAGAACCAACAGTTACTGAACAAGTTGCACTTGAACCGTCACCGTCTATAGCAACATTAGTGTATGTTCCAGGCGTATAACCTGAACCAGCATTATCTACTCTTACATGGTAGATTGCACCTGAAGTTGCAGAGTTTTCTACATCCCATAGTGAAGAGGAGTCGTTTGTTGCAGTTGAACCCAACTGACCATTTGTTCCTGTACCTGCAACAGCAGTTTTTGCACCTAATGATTTAACTGGTAAAAAGTCTGAAGTCACATACTTAATTGTATCAGCAGCAGATACTGTATACATGTACTTCCAAATATATCCTGCAGCTGCACCAGTGTCCGAGGTATACACTAAGGCTGTTGCACTTGTTCCAGTTGGTTTTACAGTTGATTCAACCGTAACACCTGAACTATTTCTTCCAGTTCTTATACACTTATAGACATTGTAGTCATCAGTGATGACAAAAAACTTAGAATCAAATAGATTATTTGCAGATGTGCTTGATGAAGTGTTTGAAGAACTTATATCATGAGAATATTCGTCATATTTAGTTCCTGTTGTCCAGTCGTATCTTTGTATAGCATGTGATACATCAGAAGATGAAACTTTCTTCATAGAAAGCATATCTGAAAATGAATCCATCTCCTCACTTGTTCCATTTACTGGAACTGGTGGAGAAGTGTCGTCTGTCCATGGGAATGAACGACCTATAAAGATATAAGTTGATGAGGCACTTTCACCGAAGTCCTCTTTAAATTGTTTCGCATTATGTGTACGAAACTTTTCTGTAATTATTGCTGCCATTTTATTTTATCTCCTCAAGATATTTAATACTATTTATAACACTATGCAGACTTTATGTATGCACTATATGTAATATTTGTTCTTTTTAACTCCCTTTTTTCAAATTCGGGAATGAATAGGTTAGAATAGTAATCATTTAGGTCACCAATTCGTAAGCCTTCGGGTTTGGACTCTTCACTTAGAATATTTCCATACCCATCTTCTAATAATATATCATCCTCATCAGTTTCATCCTTTAAGTAATATGATATATCATATATTCTTTGTCCTGTAATGGTATTTAGGGATTTAAAGTTCGTTCCAAATGATGCAAATGTTGTAGAAGGTACAGAAGAGTCTGATGATTGTTCATCAATCATTGCACTATTGTCCTCAAATACAATTCTATCCCCATTTTCAAATAGAGTAAACTTATCATTTAAGTCGGGGTTCCTTTCTGATACAAAAAACTGTATCTCTTCTGTAGTTGTTGCAGTTTCTAATCTTAATAATGTCTCACCATCTTCAGATATTATTCTGTCTCCTGCTTCACCCTTAACTTCTGCAAATTCTCTTTCTTCAAACCTCATAAAGGATGGTTGTTCTTCAAGTTCTATCCTATTACCATCTTCCATTACTAAAACTTCTTCAGTTGGTTGATATAAATCTACAATTTTACCTTGGTCGGCTGCAACATACTTTCTATTATGATAATCTAACGTGTCTTGATTATCCATTAAGTTTAGAGAACCTATAGAACGAACAACACCTCTTGCATTTCCTATATTAAGTGAAGGTATAGATTTATTTACAATCTTCAGAATGTTCATATGACGACTTCTCATCATAGAGTCACCATATTCTGTATTAGGTTCAGTTATTGCACCACCAGTTCTAGGGTCTGTATTATATACAGGTTGTCCTGCTTCGTCAAGCGTTAATAGACCAATACCACCTTCAGGGCCTGTTGCAGTCATATCTGCATGTAGTAAATATGTTCTTAATGAATTTGCAAATGCATTTGTTACAGAAAGAACAGGTTCCATTACCATAATAATTGTTGGTTGGAACTTAGAAGTTCTTGTCTGACCAGTAATTGTATTTTCTAATGCAACTTCACCAAAGAATATATGTCCTGCTGGATGTAGAAGGTCTTTAACTGTAGACCTATATTTGTTAATTGATTCTCCAACCTTAATAACGTATGAATGAGTTTGGTAATATCTACCATCTTGTATGTTAGATGCGGCTGCATTTACATGTCCCTTATCTGTTAGGAACTGTTCTTGCATTATACCCTCACCACCAAACTTACCTCTTGCATTATATGGGTTAGATTTCATAACCTCAAATTGGTCGGTGTTTTGATATGTGACAACTTCGTCTATTAGGAAATGTCCATTTAAATTTGTATACTTTAGTATGTGTCTATCTGCATCATAGTCGACAACTTCTGCAGTTGTACCTGATGCTTGACCTGTAATGGTCACACCTTTATTCAAGGTATTAGTTGGTGTGGTAATCAACATGGGGAATACAGATTTGTCTGATACTACGGAATCATATATGTAATCATTACCCTGTTCAATAAGGTTAATTGAGTTAACACCACCAATCTCATTTGAAAAACAGAATATCTTACCACCTGTTCCACTCGTAACTTTTACTAAAGTATTGGTACGTTGTGTTAAAGATGTTCCAGCATTGATTACTTCACCAGTAATAAATGCACCAGTATCAGTAGGTAATCGTTTAACTACTAGTCGTTTCTTATCAGTCTCTATTCTTAAAATAGTAGCAGTTGCATTAGATGTCTGACCAGTAACTACTTCATTAACTTGATAACCTGATAGGTCATCCATATAGATATAACCGCCAGGGAATGCAGTAGGGACTGATTCGTAACCACCACCACTACTTAAAATTTTAACACTTCTGATATTACCAACAGTAGTTTCTAAGTTAATCTCTTGTCCGTCTTCGTATACTAACTGATTAAACTCTGTGTACATGTCGACTCTCTGACCAGCAGAAAGTGCATCAGTAAATACAACTCTATCGTTTTTGTGTGAATAGTCTCTTTCAGTATATGATGTGTTTGGTGTTTGTAATACATCATCAACAAATACTTTAAGTGTATTGTCATTGAATATAATTAGATTTCCATTGTCATCTCTAACACCAGGCCCACCCACTAGGGTTTGACCTGCAGTTGCAGTAACTTCATAGTGACCAAATGTTGACCCACCTTCTAGTAATACTTCATCTCCAACAGAACCGATTACCGCTTCTGCACCACCACCTGATGTTCCAGTGTTGTCAAATACAATTAAGTCTTCACCTTCATAGTCTTGACCACCAGTCTCAATGAAAATTTCTGTAATACCACCCTTAGATAAACCGTCAACTCTTGCTTGACCTTCTGTTGCATTTGTGTTATCCTTACTACCTGCAAAGAATAATTTATCATTGAATGAGTATAATGAACCTACGGAAGATTCTTCCAGTAGTAAACCACCACCTGTTTCTAATAATATGTCTCCACTATCATTGTGTGATATGTAAGTAGAAGATGATTCGTCTGAAACACCATTAACAACACCTAGTACAGTTCCAGTATATTCGGTAATACCATCACGGTCTATAAATGTTACGGTAGAGCCTTGAGTAAATTCTCCAATATGATTGTCTGTTATTTCTAATGAATACTTTCTATCCTCAACAGAATCTACAAATACATTTTCTACGACTGATTCTGCTTGTACTTTTTTAGTTCCACTCTCAAACTGTATAACTCTGTCTGTTGCTTGTGGAGGTGCAGATAGAATTTGCACTCTCATCCTTCTTACTTGACTGTAATCAGACTGGTTTAGATATAGTGTTTCATTGTCGGGATATCTAATGGTTGCATCTTGACCATATAACAATCTCATTAAGAACTGTACAGACTCTGCAGTTCCTTTTGTCTGATATAAATCTTTAATGTGTTTTATAGTTAACCTTCGGTCAACTGTAGAACCTATATCCAAAGATGGTATAAAGTCGTTCTGAAAATACTGTAAGAATTCTTCAGATGTTTTATCGACATCAGAATAATCTAACAGTTTATTATTTGCAAGAACAGAGTTTTGTTTAAAACTTCCTACAACACCTGTCTGTTTAGATTCTCTACCAGTAATCGTCTCTCCTTTTAAGAAACCATTTCCTGATATTGTTTCAACATAAATCTTATCACCAATTACAATATCAATTTTTGCAACGGATTTAGATTTAGTACCAACAACAAACTCCCCTTTAGTAAATGGAGAAGCAAGTAAAGTTGGATTTAAAATTGATTGTTCTGTAATAATTTTAGATGAAAAGGAAGTGTCGGATTCCAATAGTAGGTCTCCGACACCATCTTCCAAACTTAAATTATCAAGAACTGATTGCGAAGATAATGTGATTATCTCCGACTCTAAGTATTCGAAATATGATTTTACAAATGCCTCAAGTGCAGGACTTTCCTCTCTTACAAATTCAGGTAAGAGACTTGGAAGTCTAGAACTTAGACTATCTGTTGCATATTCCTTCATATTCTATTTTACTGTACTGTTGCACCGAAAACAGAAATTGGGTACCATAAAGAACCGTCCCAAATACAAATCACAGCTTCACCTTGTGAATCAAGTACTATTTCAGTACCTGAAGTTGATGAATAACCCCATGAATCAACATTTATATTTGCACTGTATGAACCTGCTGGTTCAGTTTTTGCATAAATGATTTTAATTTGACCAACGTCTGTTCCATCATCTAAAGTAAATGCAACTGAGCCACTAGCACCTGACAAGTCAATCGCTGATACGAATGATGATGCAAGGTTTGCTGCTGTAGCAGTCAAAGTTGTAATATCATCTACTGCAAGGTGAGTAGGGATATTTTCAAACAATTGACCAATTGTCATTTTCTTGTTGACGGGTGTTCCGCCTGGGTTGTCTACGATATGCAATAAATCATCAGCACCGATTTCTGAATCTGCGACTGCTGTTAAAGCACTTATTTTTTTATCTGCCATTTTAATTTTACTCCTATAAAATCCAAATTAATGGGAAACTACTCGAGGGACTCTCGACCACTTTCTTCATAACAATTAATAACTACTGGAAGAGGTTGATGTATAACCAACTCCAGCACTTGATTCACCACTTGCAATGGTGTCTATTTCACCTTTAACCACAATAGATTGTTGGTCGATATCAACTAGATTACCTCTAGTTGCAACCACATCCAAACTATTAGGGATAACGGTAAAGTCAATCGTACTATCTACATTTACTAATGAAGTAAAGAAAATGGTATTGATTGAAATCTTTCCAGTTGAATAATCTACAGTACCTGCAGAATTATCTTGATAGATTCTTGTTGACCCCGATAGATAGTATCTTCTTAGATTACCATTACCGTCATCATCAAAATACTGTGTATTTATAGAATCACCTGAAACTTTAAAACCAGTAGTGGATACTATACCACCACTAGCCTTTGCATGACCTACATGTGGGTTGTAAAGTCCATTACCGAACTCAACAACTACACCTCTTGTAGTGTCTGTAAAAACTTTTTGAGATTTTTTCAATCTAATGTTTGTTGTATTAGATAGAATTGCATTGTTAGAACTGTCTATGAATTGTATCAATCTAGAGTGTCTAAAGATTGAATCAAAGTTACTTAGATTAGTATTATCAAACTCATTGATTGCATTTGTTACTACAGTCTCCATCTCACCTTGTGACAATGTTGTTTGGTTTGCATTGTACTTGAATGTAGTAGAGATTAATATTTTTATAATCTCGGGGTTTACAATAGTAGGTCTAACAGTTAACATGTTAAGTGAATTTAACTTCTTAATAACATTACTTTTTTCTGTGTCTGATAAGTAATCAGAGTTTTTAGGTTTAAGAGCAACAAATATCTTTCCATACTCGGGTGGATTGTTGTCTTCACCACCCCATACTGCAACTGCATCTGCATTCGGATAATACTCACTGACCTTTGCCTTGTAGTCATTCAGTGTGACTAGTCTGTTTTGTGAAGTATAGAACTTATTCGCTTTAAACTTGATAGAATCTATAGACTCTTTTTCTGCACCACCTTGAGCAACTGAAGTTGCAGTTATTTGTGCATTTGAAAATCCATTAATGTTGTTTAACATTGAAAATGTTCTAGCACCATTTGCATGGTTCTTATCTACTATAATATACGTTATAGATATAATGTCACCATCTAATAGTTGTTTACCTAATACACCATCTCCAAAGTATATTTCTCTAAACCCATCTTCGTTTTCTTGTTCATAGAAAACCGTAGACTCTGTTGTTATTGTTGAGATATTAGTTGATAATGCATAGGTTGATGAAACACCATTTGAGTTTACACTTACTTGTAGTCTCGATTTATCAGCTCTGTTGTTAGTCAATACAAATTTAGGATTAGATAATTGTGAATCATATACGAAAGTATCACTTGCATATATTCCTTGAACTAAGTTTACCTGATTGTAAACATAAGAATCACCATTTTGTGTTGGTTTTATTGTAGTTGGACATACAAAAGAATATGTTCTACCGTCAAAGGTAGTATTGAAAATAGAACCTCTACTTAAAGTCATTTCAGTAGTTGTCGGGTAAGTTCCATCAGGATTTCTCACATCACTAAGTGTAATATCTACAATTGCAGTTGAACCCGTTTCTGATTGAGGAACAAATCCTAAATCCTTTGCACGAGACACTACGTTCTTTCTGATTTGAGCAGAATCTAAGAACAGTTCTGAAGCTGCAATGTTAGTATTAACTGCACCAATGTGTGAAGCATATGAAAGTAGGTCTATTAATATTGACATGTTTGAACCATCAAAGTCATAGTCTTTGAATTGGTCTTGACCTTTAAGATAATTTCTAAGGTTTACTGATATATCATCAAAATCTAAATCGGTTATGTTTAATTGTGAACTTTTTATAGCCATTATCGTGTCCTTGTTAATACATATGAAAATTCTTCTATATTAACACTGTTGATTACTCTAAAGTAAATTGTCATGTTTAGTTCATTACCGTCTACTTCGTTTATTGTTATTTTTACATTAGTCACTCTAGGTTCTAATATCTCTATAGTTTCTGCAATTTGTTTTGCAACCCTAGGTCTACCAAATAATGTAGTGTCTAATTCGAATAACATAGACCTTATGTTTACACCAAAATTTGGTTTGAATGGTCTTTCATATGCATTAGTTGATACTATATTTTTTATAGACCTTATAACTGCATCAACATCAGTGGTTCTTGTTACATCACCTGTAATTGGATGTGCCTTAAAAGAAAGGTTTAAGTCCGAGTAAATGTTCTCACTTGCGACTGTCTTTCCATTGTTAACATATTGTGCCATAATACTATTTATACGTTCTTGGGAAGTGAAATGTCAATTGATTGTGGAAAGCCTACAAGTTTTAGTAAATCACAAAATGTTAGATTTATGAAATCAAATATCTTACCAAGTCCTATTGCTTTAAAGAACTTTTCTACAATTTTAACCCAATCAAATAGTAGTTTCTTTTTCCAGTTAATTATAAAATCTCTAAAGTCTGAAATTATCTCATTGATTTTATCTTCTAGTGATTGTACAGTTAATTCAACCTTACTACCTATGATTGCAAGTATGTCAAACCCAGCAATTTTTAAACTTTCTAGTTTGTTTATAATATACTCTCTATACTCTTTAGTCTTTTCCCCAAACTTTGCTTTTGCTTGTGCCTTCCATAGATTGATTAATGCACCCAAATCAAATGAAAAAAGAGCAGGTAGACTTGGTAGTTTTAATGCTTTCCATATATCTTTAAACTTACCTATAAGTTTATCAAATAACTTGAATATGGAGTTAGTCACCCAATCCATAATTTCACTTTTTAGATACTTCCATATAACTTTTGCTTTCCACTCATTACATTCTATTCCAAACTCACCGTCAAATAATTTATACTCATCAGGAATGAGTGCATAAAAGGTATCTACCTTTGCACCGATTTGGATTTTTATATTTGTCTGTTCTTCTTTGGTTAAGATTTTAAGTACATCTATACTTATTCCTAAAAGAGTGACCGTGAATGACACTGGAATAATCTTACTAATCAATTCCATAATCTTTACTGGAATGTAGATATGAAACTCTTGTAATAGTTCTTCTATTGCTTCTCTGGCCTCTTTACCCCAATTACGAACTGTTCCCTTATCCCAATAAGGAGAAGCGATATTTGCAAGTTTGTCCATGAAGTCTTCTACTTCTTTGATAATTTTTTCAATCTGTTCTCTTGCCTCTGCAGTTATCTCACTTGCATTCGTTACAAGATAAACTTTTAGTTGACTGGGTATATCTCCTATCTTTGCAATTGCATTGGCTAAGTCTGCCTTTGTTGGTAGATTGATTATAGTTCCATCAGGACATGGAAGACTTAGAGGTATTACTGGAAGTACAAGTGCCATTATGAGTTCAACTTAATTGTGCCACCATTGATACTTACTTCAGGTGCAACGACTGATAGGTTTCCTGCAGATTCTATATCTGTTTTTCCTCTGACTTCTATCTTTGCATCTCCTTCCACGAACACTTTACAATTACCACCAACATACATTTCATTATCTTTGTATACAGCATACCAATTGTCGTTTACGATTCTAGTTACCTGACTTCCATCAGGATGTATTTCAAAGAAGGTTCCTGTTCTATGTTCCACTGCAATCCTTTCTGCATCTCTTGTATCGTCTACTTCTATTATGTGACCCGATTCAGATTCATAAACTTTGTTATATGGATATTGTGGTGAAGGTATATCATGAAAACTGGAAGGTGGATTCATAACAGTAGAATTAAAATAAGTCTCCCTTCCTCCTAATTCTACGACACCAGCTTTCTCATTATCACCACCTTTATCATATTCTATCTCACCTCTTGCATATTTTGATACATCTGATTCGTCTGTATATAAAGGATATAGTGGTAAATCTTTTTTAGTAAGTTTTGGATTTTCAAATGAAGACCCCTTTCCTGAATGGTTTAACTTTAATTTTTTTGGTTTGATAGGTGCAGTGTCTAATCCATTTTCTAGTCCAAAAGGTCTTTTAACTTCGGGTGGATTTTTACCGTCAACCGTTTTATCATAATCAGATTTAGTTAATCGTCTAGGGTCACTAAAACCTTCATCAGGAGTTCTTTTTTTAATCTTATCGTTTACATCTTTTCGATAACCTTCTGAAGGTATACCTGCAACAGAACCAATGATAATAAAGTCTTGCATATCAATATCATTTCTAAAAAACCCTACAACTGTAGACCCTTCAACTAAACCATGTTGTGTTCCAAATCCTGAAAGACCTGCAGAGGTTGTTGGAAGTAATACTTGAGACCATGGAAGGTCGGGTGTTGCAATTAGTGATTTATTTTCAGTATGAATACCATAGATACGAACTCTCACTCTACCTATTTCAAGAGGGTCATTTCTATCTTCAACTATTCCGTAGTGATGTATCATATTGGTGATTGAAATTTACTTTCTTTTGAGCATTCTAAGTTAGTAGTACCTATGTGTGTAACATTATCTATATGAATTGAAACACCTGTAATTAAATATGTATTATCTTGTTTAACTTGGTCTTGCAGGCCAATAGATACTTCCCCCAATGGTAAGTCAAGACTTATCGAATTGCCAGCACTCAAATCAGTTGTAAAAGGTACAACGACCTCTATTCTATTTTGATTTAATATCTCTATCAATGCATGTCTTTCCAATTTACTATTATCAGTATGTTTAACACCTATAAAAACTTCTTCATCATCAACACTGTCTTTATTATCAAACATATGAGTTGTAGTATATTCATGAAGTATAGTAGCAGGTTGTTCTAACTTATGTGGTTTAGGAAGTGTACCCTCTTTTGTTATGAGAGGTGTTAGTGGACTTTCTTTTGCAAGAAAACTATTATTATCTCTAGAATCTTGTCTTCTTTGAGTAGTATCCTCAATATCATATTCTTTAATACTCTCTATTTTTCTAATAGGGTCATATATTTTTAATAGTGAGGCGTATGCACCAGTAGACAATCCACGAAGAGTGTCAAACTCTTGTGGTTTATTTGAACTTAGTATAACTTTTCTACGTTCAAATTCAGGAGATTTTGGGTCTATTTGACCACGTCCAAGATGAGTAAACCCATCTTGTTCTGAATCATATAACATACTGTCCATAGATTTAAATCTATACTGACCAAAGAGGTCTTGATATAAAAACATTGAGTTCTTATATGACTCTTCCTTGATTGGATTACTATTGTTTACCAACCAATCTAATGTTTTATTAACAGACCAATTTGGTACAACAAATTGATGATTGTCACCTTGTGTTTCTTCAAATTCAGTAAATAGAGGTATGAACATTGGGTCTCCACTAATTTCTTCAAAAAGGGTTTCAAGCATATCTTTATGGGAACCCCTAAGAGCTTGACTTATTCTTTCTTCTTTACTTCTATACATCAATGGGTCACAAAAGTGCATAGTATATGTCTGAATTAAATCACCCTGTCTTATAAGGTTAGAAATTTTATATAATCTAAAAGTTCTCTGTATTTCTCTACCACCGCTTCTGTTATCGGGGTCATCCATTGAACAAGTGATTGTAATATTTTCTTGACCAGTTAACAATTTGTTCTTTATAAGATTATTTGCATCAACTACAACCACATTTCCAGTAGTATGTTTACTGAATATACTTTCGTATATAGAAATTCTATCCACTAAATTTATTATATCAGTTTTTTCACTTTCATTACTACCATATTGAATAGTAACTTCTTGTAGATTGACCATTCCTACTTGGTCTCTGTCTTGTGTGTTCATCATTATTTGGACATTAAGGTTTCAAACTCTCGTAAAACTACATCCATATAAGATGGTTTGACTATTCTTATTCGCCTTTTGTTTTCATTTTTATTGTATTCGTTTTGCCATAAAGAGACACTAGTATAACCATCTGTAGAAACATTGGTTCTAACTCCATCAGCATTTTCGTAATGTACTATGATATCTCTAGGTTCTATGATACTTGTAATTACAGATGATTTATTTAATCCGACTAAGGTTTCCCCTTGTTCCCATTGTCCTCTCTCTACTCTAACTCTTTTATTTAGAGGGTCTACTTCTAAGATATGTCCAGTTCCTTTTACAGTATCAACCTTCTCTCCTAATAGATATTTTCTAGTGTTTAGTAAGTTTCCTTGACTGTCATAATTAGGGTATTGTACAACATCATCAGTTGTTGCAAAGGTTAAGTATTGACCAGTATACTTAGAGTCTATATGTGTTTCAAATGTCTCCGAACTCATATACCAGTCATAGTAATTTTCCATGTCATTGACCAAAAAGAAAATCCAATGTAAATCACTGTCACCATATAATTTAGATGCAACCACATCAGGTCTTTCACCTTCCTGCAATTCATAGTATTCATAATCAACAACTTTATCAAGACTGAAAGATGTTATTCTAGCCTTTCTAAAGAAATCTTTTATTGTGACAATTTTACCATTAGATAAAGTATATTGTATTTCAGGAAAATTCTTATATAATTGATTTGCCATATTCTAGTCCTCCCAAGGCATTTTAGTTGGGCCAGCTCCGAAAGAATCTAAGAAATCTTCTTTCAAACCGCCTGGTGGGAGTATTTTAGTTTTAGTCCAATCAGTTGCAGGATATGTACTTTTTTCTTGTTTACGTTCTACTTCTTTTGTTTGATTGTCTGATATTAAATCTCTGGCAGATGGTGGTTCGTCTATATTCGTCAAATCCTTTTTACTAGAAGCAGTTATTCTTTGATAATTTTCTTGTGTCATTAATACATTTTCTACAAACGAAATTGACATGTCTATAACTAAAGGCATACCATCTTTAAAAGTTTCCATTTTATTACCACCATTATATTGAACTGATACATTGGTTATGAAAGACTTTTGGAACCCATCAATTCTATCTTTAATTTTACCAAACCATTCTATTTCTATAATATTGGGTAAGTTAAAGTAATTTTCAGAAATATCAGCTGCGACTTGATTATCTTTCAATTGATATGTATCTGGCAACATTGCAGTTTTAAATGCCCATATAATGTTATTAATTTCTTCTGACTCATTTATACTATTCGGTCTAAATTGAAATGCCATATCGAAACTTCTAAACTGGATACCCTCAAACATAACCTCTTGTTGTGGGTTGACTGTTCTATTCTGTTCAAAGTCCCTTGTACCCAAATAAATTTTATTTAATGTTTTTGCCAAGATTTCACTAATCTCAGCTCTAACACCACCATCCATATCAAAAAACCCATTATTTAATATATCTCTTTGTACGTTTCCAAAATCAACATTGTTGTAAGAAATTGATGGTGCATCATTTTTTACATTTGGAGCATATAAATAAATTTCAGTTTTTCCAGTTGATAGTAAATTTCCACCACTTCTTTGACTTCTTGGTAGGATTGTAAAGTGAATATAATTATCTACAGGATTCTCTCTAGGATATACTAATTCTTGAGAACTTGGCACTATTGGTTGAGATGCATACTTCGTACCTTGAAACTGTAAGGGATTTGATGCACCTTTTAAAGCTTTAGCATTTTGTTGAAGTCTTCTTCTTTCAGTTTCAACATCTTGTTCTTGTGTAGATACATTTGTTTGATATCCTGTACCAAATATTTTACTTGATATACCTTTAACTGACTTAAGTGCTGTAGATGCTTGATTGATTTTTGATAGAAATTTGTTTATTGACGCCATGTATAAATACCTTTATATAACTTATTCATATCTATTTATGTCATACAGCGGAAGGTTTAAACCAAAGAACTATAAAAAATACAGAGGAGACCCCACAAAGATAATATACAGGTCTTTATGGGAACGAAGGTTTATGGTCTATTGTGATAATAATACTAATATCATAGAGTGGGGTAGTGAAGAAGTTATCATTCCATACAAGTCTCCTTTAGATAAAAAAGTACATAGATACTTTCCTGACTTTTACATAAAGTATGTTAACGATAAGGGTCAATCTATAAGAGAGATTATAGAAGTTAAACCCAAGAAACAACTTAAACCCCCAAAGGAACCTAAACGACAAACCAAACGATACCTCAATGAGATTGCAACCTATGCTGTCAATCAAGCAAAGTTTAAAGCTGCAGAAGAGTATTGTAAAGATAGACGATTGAAGTTTAGAATATTAACTGAAGACCACCTAACATGAAGACATTATACATATTCGATTTAGATGGAGTCTTAATTGATTCAAAGGAGAACATGGAGAAGTCATTCAACTCTCTTAACACTGGTAGAGACTTTAAAGATTACTTCAAGTTAATAGGTAAACCATTCAAAGATATACTAACTGAAATAGGTATACTTACTGACCAAGATGAACTCATGAGAAAGTACAACCAATTCTCTTCAGAGAATAGTGACCTAATCAATTTCTATGATGGTGTAGAAAAACACTTACAACACCTTAAGTCACAAGGGAAGAAACTTGCAGTCGTCACATCTAAACATAAAGATAGAACACATGACATTCTATCCAAACTAGATGTTGAGTTCGACTTCGTATGTTGTCCTACTGAAGGATTGAGAGGTAAACCCTCACCCGACCAATTATTATTTACTCTTGCACATTGTAATACTAATCCTAAAGATGCAGTCTATGTTGGAGATATGAT